GGTCGGGCTGCGCTCGATGCCGGCCCGATACCTGTTTATGGATGAGATTGATGCGTATCCAGGGGATGTTGATGGTGAAGGCGATCCGATCCTGTTGGCAGAGCGTCGGTCGGCCACGTTTAAGCGCCGCAGAAAGATATTCATGGTCAGCACACCCACCGTTAAGGGGCTTTCCCGCGTTCAACGTGAATTCGAGAAAAGCGACCAGCGGTTCTTCCATGTGCCTTGCCCTGAATGCGATCATTTCCAGCCGCTGCGGTTTATCCAGCTGCGCTGGCCGGAAAATGAGCCGCAAAAGGCTGAATATGTTTGCGAGAGCTGCGGCTGCCTAATCGCCGAACACCACAAGACAGCGATGTTGGCGCGAGGTGAATGGCGGGCAACGGCAGAAACCACGGATGGGACGATTGGATATCACCTGTCGTCACTCTACAGCCCGATTGGATGGTTTTCTTGGGGCGATGCTGCCGCCATGTTCGAGGATGCCAAGCGCAACCCCGATCTGATGAAGGGCTTCGTCAATACGGTACTGGGAGAGCCTTACGAAGAATCCTCTGATGCGCCGGAATGGCAACGTCTCTACGAACGCCGACAAGCCTATTTGCAGGGTGTCGTCCCGATGGGCGGCCTGTTCCTGACGGCGGGTGTCGACGTGCAAAAGGATCGCATCGAATGCGAGATCGTTGCATGGGGGCGTAACAAGGAAAACTGGTCGGTGGATTACGTCATCCTTGATGGTGACACCGCGCGACCAGAGATCTGGAAACGTTTGGATACGGAAGTTCTGCAACGGGACTGGCCGCACGCCACAGGCCACACCATGCCCATTCGGGTGATGGCAGTGGATAGCGGTTACGCCACGCAGGATGTTTACGGCTTCGTGCGCAACCATCCCCAGGCCGTCTGGGGTGGTAATGGCGCACGCGCCAGCCAGCCGCGCACGGTCGTGGCCGTCAAAGGCCGTGATACGGAAACGGCACTAATCCTGAGCGTGTCCAAGGCCGATACGGGTGGAAAACGTCGCGGTTTGCGGGTCTGGAACGTGTCCGGCCCTGTGGCCAAGATGGAGCTTTACCGCTGGCTCAAGCTGGAATGGCCGACCGACCGCGAAATTGCGGACGGTGTGGTATTCCCGCCTGGCAGCTGCCACTTCCCGCAATATGGGGAGGAATACTTCAAGCAGCTGACGGCAGAACGGCGCGTCATTCGCGTTGTGAAGGGTTTTCCGCATGCGACCTGGGAGAAAGACCCCAGCCGCAATAACGAAGCCCTGGATTGCCGCGTGTACGCCCGTGCCGCTGCCACCATCTACGGCATCGACCGCATGAGCGAATTTAAATGGCGCAGCCTTGAAGAAACGCTGGGTGTGGAAGCCGTGATTCCGACACGCGGAGTGGAAATTCCCGTGACGGAAGAAGCCAGAGCCGAACCGCCGAAACCGCAACCCAAGAAACGGGTCACCGTCCCACAGCGTAAAGCCGTGCGGGCAAGTGACCCATATTTGTGAGGAAAACAATGACAGAAACCTTGCTCGAACTTGAAACCCGACTGGTGCAGGCCAAGGAGGCGCGACATCGCCTCCTGACCGGCACACAAGAAGTCTCTGTCAGCCTTCATGGCTATGGCAGCACGACTTATACGGCAGGAAATATTGAGGCGCTGGAAAAATATATCCACGAGCTTCAGGTAGAAATTTCAAGGCGTAATGGCACGGCCAGACGCGGAATCATTCGAACAAGTTTCTAAGGCAAAATCATGGTGCAATTACTGGACTCCTCTGGCCAGCCCATCAAGGCTGCGCACCGTATGCGCGTGAGCGATACCGCGCATCGTGCAGCATCCTTGCGCACGCGCGAGCTGGCAAGCTGGATGCCGTTGCTGGGATCGGCTGATAGCGATTTGCTATCTGAATTGCCGACGCTGGTGTCACGGTCGCGCGACCTGACCCGCAACCACGGCGTGGCATCTGGCGCAATTCAAACGCTGGTCGACAACGTCATCGGCACTGGTCTGCGTCTGGCAGCCATTCCTGATTACCGCGCCTTGGGAAAAACCAAGGAATGGGCAGATGATTGGGCGCGACAAGTTGAAACTGAATGGCGTTCCTGGGCAGAAAGCACGGAATGCGATGCGGCCAATGCGCTGACATTCGCAGGCATGACAGCTCTGGTGTTTCGTTCCAGTATCGTGAACGGCGAAGCCTTGGCTTTGCCGTTGTGGCTGGAAGAACGTGGCATGCGCTATGCTACGACCATGCAATTGGTGGAGGCCGACCGGCTTTCCAACCCTGCAGGGTGGCAGGATAGTAAAACCATGCGCTCCGGTATTGAGATTGATATGTACGGGGCAGCGGTGGCGTATCATCTCCGCAAAAACCACCCTGGCGATGTCTATATGGGCTTTGGGCTTGATGCGCAGGATTGGGAGCGCATCCCCGCGCGGACAGCGTTTGGCCGTCAACGTGTCCTGCATATTCATGACAAGGAACGCACAGGCCAGCACCGTGGAAAGCCGCTGCTGACTTCCATCATGCCAATGTTCAAAATGCTCGACCATTACGAGCGTTCAGAACTACAGGCCGCCGTGGTCAACGCCATGATTGCCGCCTTTATCGAAACCCCGCTGGATGGTGAGGCCATCGGCGAGATGTTCGGTGGATCGGTGGACGATTATCTGGCCGCGCGGAATGAATGGGATATTCGCCTGCAGGGTGGCTCTATCATTCCCGTGTTCCCAGGCGACAAGGTTGCGCCGTTCACGCCCAGCCGCCCTAATAGTGGTTACGGTCAGTTTGTCGAGAACGTCCTGCGCCACATCGGCGCTGGCCTGAATATCCCGTTCGAATTGCTGATGAAGGATTTCAGCAAGACAAATTATTCCAGCGCACGGGCAGCATTGCTGGAGGCGTGGCGGTATTTCAATGCCCGCCGCCAATGGATGGCTTCCTATTGGGCCAAGCCCGTGTACGAGCTGTGGCTGGAAGAAGCCATTAATCGGGGCATCGTGGATGCCCCTGATTTTTATGAACGCCGTGCGGCATGGACACGTTGCAAATGGATCGGCCCTGGCCGTGGCTGGGTTGACCCTGTCAAAGAAGCCAAGGCTGCGCAGCTCCGTATGCAGATTGGTTTGTCCACGCTGGAGGATGAATGCGCGGCACAAGGGTTGGATTGGGAAGAAGTTCTTGAACAGCTCGCGCGTGAGAAAGCCAAGATCATGGAGCTGGGGCTTTCGATCAATGATGTGAACAGCATTTTGACCACTACTGACAATAATCAGGAGGAAGATAATGAGGATTTGGAACCGCATCGCCGGTGAGCCGTGGGCGATCACGGAAACGGCGCTGCATACGATTTTGGAAATCGCCGCGCGGGAAAACGAAAGCCCGCAGGCGGTGGCCGCCAAAATTGGCCGCAATCTGCAAAACACTTACAGCGTCACCGAACGCGACGGTGTGGCAATCATTCCAGTCACAGGGCCGCTTTTCCGCTACGCTAACCTGTTCACGATGATCAGCGGCGCGTCCAGTTACGAGTTGATCGCTCGTGATTTCATGATAGCACTGGAAAACCCGCAGATCAAGGGCATCATCCTTGATATCGACTCCCCAGGCGGGGAAGTGAATGGCGTGTCGGAATTGTCCAACATGGTCTTTGCCGCGCGAGGCAAGAAACCTGTTGTGGCATATGCGTCTGGCGATGCGGCATCCGGTGCATACTGGATTGCCTCTGCCGCTGACGAGATCGTGGTGTCTGAAACCTCGGCGCTGGGATCAATCGGTGTGGTCGGCATGTATCAAGGGAAATCAGGAAAATCGGCGGAAGCCGTGGAGATCGTTTCCTCGCAAAGTCCGCATAAGCGCCTTGATCCCAACACGGATGATGGCCGCAGCCGTTTGCAAATCCGCATCGACAGTATGGCGGACGTCTTTATCGAAACCATTGCTCGCAACCGCAATGTGTCCGCCGAAAATGTGCAGAACCATTATGGTGGTGGCGATGTGATGATCGGCGCAAAGGCTGTCAGCGCCGGTCTTGCCGACAGGGTCGGCAGCCTTGAAGGACTGATAGCCGAACTTTCTTCCCCGCAAAAAAGCCCTCGTACAGAGGGCTTTTTTAATGCCCAAAACCATTCATCAACCTTGGCCCCATCAACACAGGAGAAAAAGCCGATGCCACAAGAAACATTAACTCTAGAAACCTTGAAAAAAGACCACCCCGATCTGGTCGCAACATTGATGCGCGAAGGTGCATCCGCCGAAAAGAAACGTCTGAACGACATTCTTTGCAGCGAAGAAGCCAAAGGCCGCGAAAAGCTCGCAAAGGAAATGGCGCTGAATACCGACATTCACGCTATGGAAGCACGACAGCTTCTGGCCTGCGCCCCTGTCGAAGAGCCGAAAGCAACGACCTCTTTTGAAAAGGTCATGTCTTCCATGCCCAATCCGGCCATCACGCCTGCCAGCGACGATGCCGTCAACGATGTCGATGCGGTCGCAAGTCGTATCGCCGCTGCCGTTTAACCCCCGCAACACAAGGAGAAAACCATGACAAAAGCTGAAGGTTTTAAGGATCAGGGGGAATACACCCCTGACAATCTGTTGGCAGGCGAATACCCACGCGTTGAGCGCGTGGTGACGATTGCCGCAGGCGCTGATCTGGCAAAGGGTGCAGTGCTTGGCCGCATCACCGCCAACGGCAAATTCAAACTCAGTGCATCGGCAAGCGCGGATGGCTCTCAAACGCCGGATGCTGTTTTGGCCGAGAAAGCCAACGCCGCCGATAACGATGTTCAAGCCGTCGTCTATTTCAGCGGTGAATTCAACGAAAACGCTCTTGTCCTGGGCGCTGGTCACACACTGGACAGCGTGCGCATCGCGTTGCGAGCCAAGAGCGTGTTCCTGCGCAAAAACCAGAAATAAACCGATCTTTCAAAAAGGAGAAAGCCCATGTCTATCGACATTTTCAATACCCACGTTCTGACCAAGGTCGTGGAAAAGCTGGAACGTCCCAGCTCCTTCCTGCTCGACGTCTTCTTCGGTCAGGAACAAACAGAGGATTCCGAAGAAATTCACTTCGACATCGACAAATCCAAGCCGAAGCTGACACCGTTCGTTTCGCCGCTGGTGGCCGGTAAGGTCGTGGATGACGAAGGTTTCACCACCAAGAGCTTCAAGCCTGCCTATGCTAAAGACAAGCGCCGCTTTGACCCCAATCGCCCGTTCAAGCGTTCGATTGGCGAGAAAATCGGCGGCACGCTGTCACCGCAGCAACGTCTAGAAGCCAATATCAACCGCACCCTGTCCAAGCAGTTGGAAAATCTGACGCGCCGTGAGGAGGTCATGGCATCGGAAGCTCTGCGCACGGGGCGCATCACGGTCAGCGGTGACGAATATCCGACCGTGGTCGTGGACTTCCAGCGTGATCCGTCCCTGACGGTGGGGCTGGCGGGCGGCAGTCGCTGGGGTGAAACGGGCGTGAATGCGCTGGATAACCTCGAAGATTGGGTTGCCCGCATTCAAGAAAAATCCGGTGCGGTGGGCCGTACCGTGATCATGGATGCGCTGGCATGGCGCGTGTTCAAAGCCGATCCCAAGGTGGAAAAGCTGCTGGATATCCGCCGCCTGCGTGATGCGGCAGATCTGGCGCTGGGGCCGATTGCTTTTGGTCAGGGCAACGATCTGGCACGCTATGTCGGCACTATCGGCGATCTGGATTTCTGGGTTTATAACGACCGCTACGTTGACGACAACGATGCCGTCCAGAAACTGCTGCCGGATTACACCGTGCTGATCGGCAGCCCGACCCAATTGGAAGGCACACGCTGCTATGGCGCTATCCAGGACGAAAAAGCTGGATACCGTGCGCAGCGCTTCTTCTCGAAATCGTGGTTGGAGGAAGACCCTGCCGTGCGCTGGTTGCTGCTGCAATCCGCACCGCTGATCGTGCCTTACCGCCCGAACGCTTCGTTCTGTGCAACGGTACGTTAAGGAGGGATGACCATGAAAATCAAAGCAATCATCACTCTGCACGTTAACGGCAAAGACCATGCGCCTGGCGCGTTGCTGGATATTGCGGACGATGAGGCCGAACGCATCATTGCACGCGGTTTCGCAACGTCAGGACAGGAAAAGGCTGCGTCTGCATCCGCTCCAGCAAAAACCGTCACCACGCCTGCGGGCGGCAAACCCGCCCCGACGATTGAAGATATTGTCGAGGCGATTTCCGGCCTTGATCCTGCCAAGGATTACGGCAAGAACGGCAAGCCGAACGTGGAAGCCATCGAAGCCTTGCTGGGCGCAGATATCACCGCCCAGCAGCGTGACCAGGCATGGGAAATCTTTAGACAAGATGGTAAGGAAGAATGAGCTTCCAAGCCTCAGCTTCCAAAGCGGTAGATGCGCTGTTCGCCAAATTCGGGCGGGCGGCGCATCTCGTCTTTCGGGACAATACCGAAGCCGATGCAACGGTCATTCACCGTTTCCCTGACAGGGTCGTCGATGTCATGGATACGCGCGTGCATACAGGCACAGACCTGTTTGAGCTGCGTTTGTCGGAAATCGATCCTGCCAAGGCAATCTATCAAATCATCATCGATGGCAAAATCTATGTTGCGCAGGGTGAACCTGTGCGTGATCAACATGGGCTTGTGCTGAGGATTGAGGCCTATGCGTCTTAAAGCTGCCTTTGAGGGAAAGCTGCAGGAATACATGAAGGCCGAATTCGCTACAGCAGAGCGTGCCGTCACGCTGGGCGTTCGCGAGGCAACGGATGGTTTGAAATTGTCCATGCGCCGTCAGGTTACAAGCGCAGGCCTCGGTCAGCGTATGGCCAATACCTGGCGCGGTGATCTCTATCCACGCGGACAAAATTCCGTCCGTGCGGCGGGCATGGTCTATACCAAGGCCAGCCGTATCATGGAAGGCTTCGAGAACGCAGCGGTCATTCGCTCAAAAGACGGATGGTGGCTGGCAATCCCGACACCGAATGCGCCGAAGCGCGGCGTGGGCGGCAAACGGATCAATCCATCGAACTTTCCTGAACACTCTTTGGGAAGGCTGCGGTTTGTTTATCGCAGCGGCAAGCCGTCCTTGCTGGTGGTCGACAATGCCCGCGCATCCTATAGCCGGAAAACTGGTCAGCTACGCGGTTTCCGAAAGGCCAGTGAGCGTGCGGTCAGCAAGGGGCAAGGCATTACCACGGTGGTGATGTTCTGGCTCGTACCGCAAGTACAGATGAAAAGGCTCATCACCTTTGATGCGGAATCCAAGCGCTGGTTCGACCGCTTGCCGCAGTTGATTTTGAAAAACTGGCCCGATGGATAACATTAAAAAAATCGCTAAAACTAAACTGTGAGTTTAGTTTCTGTCATAATTTTAAAGAAAAACATCTTAGAGATAACCAACGGGGATAGCTGTCACT